TTAGTGTAGGCCAAGACGGATCAGTTCAACGGGTTCGAACTTACCTTCATTCCCTTCAACTTCAACGGTTTTGCTGCGACGTAATTGGGCGGGGGTGAGTCCACTGGCGTGGATAGCAACAATTTTACCCGTTTTACCTGTCCCATTAATCATCACCTGGCTTCCGTTGGTAATAGGATTGCGGTTACGATCGTAAGTGACCATGGGTATTTCTCCTTTTTTCTCTGTGCATCAAAAAAAACCGTATTGCGTACAAGGCCGGGCCCTGGCAACGGACGTAATATAAATACGCCTTTGCGCCTGTCATGTTTTGAGTTTGATCAATGTCACACTTTTTAGCCGTTAAGAGGCGACTCTTCTCCGGGTGAGCGGTATTTTAATAGTTAAAGAACGCATAACACTTACTTTTTTATAAAAAAACATAATATCAGCGTGTCGCTTTTTATCTGTTGATAGCGATAAACGCGAATATTCTGTTGAACTAATAATCGATACCGCCCTGGGTAATTTCCCGGATAAACCCATAGGCCTTCTGACACTTTTAGCCCCTCATTCCCGGGAGAAGTCAGACTTGATGTCGCCGGTTTTCACATTCAGTTGATAGCCTTTGTTGCGGTTAAAAAGGCCACCTTCCGGTGGCTTTTTTAACCGCTGTAATAAACACCTTAACGGAGGTCTGGCCCATGAAAGTGTCCACCGCCAGGACCACCGCCGGGTCCTCCTCCGGGGCCTCCCGGCGGAAGGATGCATCTGGAAAGAGACACGGCTCCGCAGAGCACAAAAATGACAAGGATAATTTTTTTCATAATAGCTCCTGAACTGGCGAGCCTCAATTGCAAACCAAAAATGTGAATATTTTATGGAGAATCAATAATTCCCTTTCGCTACACACCTTAAACCGGAATATTCCATGCGTAAACCTGGCCGCGAGGCCATCAAAGCGATGTGTTGACCTGAGTGATATTTCTGCTGATTCGCAGCGAGGGGGCTCAATACCGATGTCCCTCTAAGAGAAGCGGTGATGGGGGCTGTAGTGCTTTGTCATGCACGATGCCATTATGCCATCGAACGACATGCATTTATCTTGAATAATCCGTGAGGAGGGTCTGTTTAAAAATACGCCGGCTAGCAATGTGAGCAAAAAAGCTAGCAACGGAATAGCTATATGGGTTTTCACTGGCAAGGAATCCGATATCGCGAATAATGCTGAATAATCTACACCCGCAGTATGAATGTAAAATGACGATCCTTCATTGCAATCGGGGCCCCAGGCATAGCGGAAGGCGTGAATTTCTCACAATGAAGCTAATACTATGTTCGGAAAGCTAAAAACGGTGAATCGCAACGGGTTTAACAGACACCTCAGAGTCATTTGGACTGACCCCACGACCGTAGACAAATTCTGTCCTCACGACGAGGCCTGTTCAAAGGCCTCCGGACTGACGCCGCCAAGGTGACTGTGACGCCGGGCCCGGTTGTAGAACACTTCAATGTAATCGAAGATATCGGCCCGGGCCAGATCCCGGGTTTTATAGATGCGTTTTCTGATCCGTTCTTTTTTCAGTGAACTGAAGAACGATTCGGCCACCGCATTATCCCAGCAGTTGCCACGCCGGCTCATACTGGGTGCCAGGTTATTGGCCCGACAGAACCGTTGCCAGTCGTCGCTGCCGTACTGGCTGCCCTGGTCTGAGTGCACGATGACCTCGCTGTCCGGTTTACGTCGCCAGACCGCCATCATCAGCGCATCCAGTGCCAGTTCGCGTGAGAGGGTCGGCTTCATCGACCAACCCACCACGTTACGGGCAAAGAGGTCGATAACCACCGCCAGATACAACCATCCCTGCCAGGTCCGGATATAAGTGATGTCGGTGACCCAGACCTGATTGGCCCGGACAACGGTAAACTGCCGCTGTACGCGATTAGGGGCAACCACTGAAGGTCGGCCGGCGATACGCCGTGGTGCTTTATAGCCACGCACGGCTTTAATCCGGTTCAGTTGCATAATACGGCCCACCCGGTTTTTGCCGCAGGTTTCCCCGATTTCGTTCAGATCGCCATGAACCCGCCGGTAACCGTATACGCCTCCGCTCAGTGAATATGAATCGCGGATAAGCGTCAGCAGACGCTGGTTATCTTTATCACGCACCGAGACCGGGTTGTGCAGCCACGCGTAGAACCCGGCCCGGGCGACATGCAGTACCCGACACATCGTCATCACACCCCATACAGTGCGGTGCTCATTGATAAAGCGGTACTTCAGTCGGGCTCCCTTGCAAAGTACCGCGCGGCCTTTTTCAGGATATCCCGTTCTTCTTCGGTACGTTTTAGCTGCGCCCGAAGTTTCAGGATCTCGCTTTTGGCTTCCAGTAAATCCCGGGCATGCTGTTCGCTGTTATCAGGTTTGATAGCCCGTAGCCACTTGTAGAGGCTGTGTGCAGAAACACCCAGACGGTCAGATACTTCGGCAACGGAATAACCGCGTTCCGTTATCTGACGGACGGCTTCTTCCTTAAATTCAGGTGTAAATCGTGGTGTGCCCATACGCTCCTCCTTGTATCTCAAAAGTGGATTACTATGATCTGGCTTAGATTTGGCAAGGCCTGTGTAGTCCGATTCCTCCCGGGGTTATTAAAGCCCGCAGCATAGCGATTGACGCACAGGCTGAGCCGTTCATCTGAAGCCCGAACAGTTGTCCGAACTTCAAATCGTATTTGCAAGGAGGGGTATAGATGAGCGTGTCAAATCAACGTTGTGCAGGCATAGATGTTTCAAAAGGTACTCTGGATATTGCAATCAGCAATATTGCCAGCCAGTTCACTGTACCAAATGGAACTGACGGTTTTACTCAAGTTCTCAGAGAGTTAAAGCGAAATGAAACAAGGTTGATCCTCATGGAGGCGACAGGGGGTCTGGAGTCATGTGTGGCTTGTTATCTTCAATCAGAAGGGTTTGACGTTGTCGTCATTAATCCCCGCCAGGCTCGAGATTTTGCTCGTGCAATGGGCTATCTGGCGAAGACTGATCGTATAGATGCCAGAGTATTGCTTCAGATGTCGGAAGTTATTAACCAGCACCCAGAACGGGAAAGATACATTCGTCCCTTACCTGATGCCCACAGGCAGATTCTGGCTGCGATGGTGGTCAGACGCAGACAGCTCACGATCATGCTTACAGCCGAACGAAACCGATTACATCCCTCGCATCCTCTGAGCCATGCAAGCATCAGATCAATTATTTCGGCCCTGAAGGGCGAGTTGGCGCGTATTGAAGGTGAAATGGCGATTCACATCAAGGAGCATTTCAGTGAATTATCCGAGCTTCTGAACGCAGTTAAAGGAGTTGGCTCTGCGACAGTCGCCGTACTACTGGCAGAAGTCCCAGAACTTGGCTCACTGTCACGACGAGAAATTAGTGCCCTTATTGGGGTTGCTCCAGTAAACAGGGATTCCGGTACGATGCGCGGTCGCCGAACTGTATTCGGAGGGCGAACTTCAGTCCGTACAGCTCTCTATATGTCAGCCCTGGTTGGGACGAGGCACAACCCTGTAATTAAAGAGTTCTATACACGCCTGGTTGCCGCAGGAAAACCTAAAAAAGTTGCACTGACGGCCTGCATCAGAAAATTGCTGACCATCCTGAATGCAATGCTGAAAAAGAATGAAGCATGGGATCCGATGTATCACCAGCATGCTTCGTAGCCGCGCTCGAAAGACAGTTGCTATGCTCAAACTATAGGGCAGGATCGTCTACCGGGGTGGGGTCAGTCCAACTATAGGGCAGGATCGTCTACCGGGGTGGGGTCAGTCCAACTATAGGGCAGGATCGTCTACCGGGGTGGGGTCAGTCCATCAACGGCTCAGAAGTGTCTAGATTATCCGTGGCGATTCAATCAGTTCAGGATAGACACTACTTCTGGAATTACCTATATCAATCCATTAATACCTTACGGCTGCGGGAGTTGAGGGGGGACAGTTATATTGATTATGCTTGGTGATTTTACATGAACATGTAAAATCACCTGTGACAGGTTTGAGGTTAAATACAATAATGCATTGCTCACCTAAGGGTACGGCAAGCGGTCATTTAATTTAACTATGAGTTATGGCTGTTACCTTCTCTCTTTGGTACAAAATAGAACGGCCATGTTCTTCGGTCTTGTTTCAGGACCTAATTCTCCATCCTTTGATTTACCCTCATCTGTATTAGTTAATACCGCGTTTTTCTTATTAGGATCAGCCCCTGTCCCGTTATTTGATTCACCAGGATGAAATCCAGATTGATAAGTATGCGTATGTTTTGCGATCATATCCTCTTGAATACTTCCTGGAATACGTATTCCTGCTGGGTCGGTTTTTGTTGATCCTGAACTATCTATACCTCTAAGGAACCTGCCTTGTGCATTTATTACAGGCATCCATCCATCAGGACAGGTATCTGACATAAAACCAACAACACTGTTTTGTTGTAATCTTGTCAACTCCATTTCTAGATTTTTTAAACGATCATCGATTGTTGTTAGAGCATTTATAGGATTGCCTTGATTATCATATGCCTGCCAAGATAGGGTTAATGGAGGGGGCTCTGTTGAGTCTGTTCTTACAATTTTAACAAAAGCTTTTTTATTTTGTTCGTTTCTGCTGCACTCTAGAATAGCTGTAGATCCTGTTGGAATAACTATAGATTTGTTTTCTGAGTTATTCCACTTACATGAAACACCGTTAGATGCAGAGTAGGCTATTGAAGCTGTTTTATCGTTAGAGCCAGGTGAAGCGAAACCTACAGACATTGAAAATTCTGAAGGTAGGATACTATCGACATTGTATGTCATGTTTTTTTTGGCTTCAGTGCATTGTTTATAGGCATCATATGCACCAGGCGCAATAGATTCTATGTATTGTTTGTAGGCGTTTTGACTTTCTGAATAGTTACTTTCAGCTGAGCAATATCTGCTAGCTACTTGAGTTACTGTAGCATTCGCACTTCCGAAACTAGCTGAAAGAACGCTGTAACTGGCACCAAATTTTGAATTATTTGAAGTAGATGTACCTTTGCTATATTCATTACAGAAATATTTTGCATTTTGCTCAATAGAGTTTTGGTCTTGAACCGTTATGTTGGTGATCTTTGATAATCCAATAATACTTTCACAATCATCTGCATTAGCATATGAGGGTATTATTAATGTTAGTATTACAAGGGTTGTACGCATGTTCTCTCCTTTCATTGTTGGCTGAAATTTTGCTGGGGTAATGATAGTAATACGTCAAGTCATGCTCGGCGCGCGGCTATTGGAATTTCCAAAAAGGGAATCAATAATATCCAGCTTAGCCAAGCAAGGCAGTTTTGTGTAAACAATGTTATCATTGTCATTCATATCACACTTTGGATGTAACTTGTCTCGTAGTTTGCAGCGTCTGCCCAGTATCGGTTGCGTACCTTAAATAAATGTGGTTAAGTTAACCGATTGATTTTATTTAAAATGTGGCAGTTTGCTTCAGGTGGGGCGCTGGTGGGTATTTGTGTCCTTGTATATTATTAAGTGATGAGTTGAATCCTTTAACCATTTTATGTTTTTGCACCAATTACCCACTGCTGTATTTTTTCAAACTATTTGACTGATCTTGGTGGTAAGAGCTTTTTTATTTTTCCTTCGCCAGCTACTGATTATTTAGAGACACGACTTTCGGCTGACTCCCTTTGCGGTTCCGGGTCAAACAACCGGATCATCGAATCAGACTGTGGTTATGCGGTCATTGATGTTTCGCTGAAAAGTAACGTGCTGATCTCCTATGACGGCCTTACCGATTTAATGGGTCGGTCGTTCATCACCAGAAACGGAGAGGTGATCGAGGGCGATGCACTGGATGATGTTCATGTTCTCGGGGTGGTGAGATTCACCATTATCTATGTGAGAGAAAATCGGAGTTCGGTCTGACAGTTTTTTGGGGCAGATTTTGGGGCAAAATGACGCTTGGGGCACGGTTTGGGGCAATCAAATGTCCGTATTTGTCCGCTATTGTCCAAGATTCAGATGAGGAGGCCGTACGCAAGGCTATTCAGAAAACTATTATTGGTGGCGAGGCCACGGTCTGGGGAACACAACAATATTTTTTCGCGATAAAGATAACATCATGATAAAAAACAAAAAACAAAAAACAAAAAACAAAAAACAAAAAACAAAAAACAAAAAACAAAAAACAGAAAGCCCCCTGGTGCAGTCAGCAACAGGGGGCGGTTACGGGTGGGGATTATCGTCGTTCATCAGTCATCCCATTTGTGGCTTAGATACGCGGCAAGAAAACCAAAGAACAGAATTGTTCCCAGTACTGCCATAAATACATGCATATTATCCAGCTTAACCGCATCCCATTGAACTACTTTAAATTAATTTTCTTAATTTTTTCTTTGGGGCACCCATGGGGCACAGCGGTTGGCAAAGTGCTGTTCAGCATTTCTACCTGGTTACGGTCCATCCCTCCGATCCATTTTGAGTAAATCTCATAAACCATCTTGGCATTTTCGTGCCCGAGCTGGCTGGCAATGAATGACGGGTTCGCACCCGCAGTTAATAACCAGCAGGCGAATGTATGTCTCGACTGATAAGGCCGGCGAGGTCTTATGCCGGCTTTCTTTAAACCGGCGTCCCAACTGTAGCCCAGGGAGGACTTGCTGAAACTAGTGGCCTTTGTCCGGGAACGAGCGCCCGGGATAAAGACAAACCGTAAATTCTGCTGCTCAGTTAAACCATATTCCCGGTGGTTGAACGTGATTTCTGTTTTACGGAGTGCCCCCGTTTTCTGGAACTGAAGCCGAAGCGCATCTACTGCAGGCTGCAAAAGGGTGACAGTCCGATTTCCAGCGTCAGTTTTAGGTGGGACGAATAGCCCTTCGTTGGTTTTGTTTCTACAAACGTGAATCTCTCCTCGTTCGAGGTCTACATCTTCCCATGCAAGCGCCGACAGTTCGCCGTGGCGAAGTCCTGTGTGGATGGCTATTGTCCATAACAACGCTGCTGGAGGTGGCAGCGCTTTGATGAAGGCGTAGTATTCGTCATGCAGTAGCGGATCCGGTTCTTTACGCGACCGCTTCAGCATTTTTAAACCTTCATGTGGTGTGTGGCTTATGAAGTTACTGCGTTGAGCCAGCTTAAGCATCTCCGTTAGCGTGTTCATCAGCCCGTTAACAGTGGATACTGCCCGCCCTGTTTTATTAAGCCAGGGGGAGTGTGGTGATACTGAATCGCCGGTCAGTAGCTGATTCCGATAATTCAGCAGGTCACTATGCTGAATGTCTGCAATATGGGTATTGCTTCCGACCACGGTCTTCAGGGTTTCTAATCTGGAGGCTATACCGCGATATGACGCTAAGGATACTTCAAGCTTCTTTGCTTTAAGGTATGTATCGCACAGCTCGCCATACGTGCGGATCATTTGCGTAGTTGTGAATTTTTGTATGGCTTTAGAGTCAGGGAAGTGCTTGGCATAATTAAAATTCCCTGACTGTATTTCACTGACAATTAATGCACGAAGATTACCTGCTTTTCGGATATTACCATTTGATGGAGCCCATCCCCTCAAAACCTCTCTGCAACGCACTCCGCGATACAAAAAGCTAATTCTGATTCCTTTCCCATGAACTTCCACGCCAACAGGCATATCCATCACGCATCTCCAACAAGCCTGTTAATTTTTGTATAGTTGTAGAGAAGTATTGCCCTTCCTTCAGTGGCTTGGGGGTTAGGGGAGTGCTTCTTGTAATGAACACCTTCTACCCACCTTCCTTCCCGGTAGGATTTAATTTGCCGAGGAGTCATATACATCTTCGCTACAATTCCTTTTTCCATTACCCATTCGTCTTCTTGAGCAATATCGGCCATAAATAACCTCATGGCCGGGAAACTATAATCAGTGTCCCGGCTTAATGTTGATTATTGGAAATCAAATGCTGGAGCTATCCAGGTGGTCAAACAAACTCCAGTATCTCGACCAGTCAGGCTGTGAGTACTCTTCTGCTTCTTCATCCCACTCACCGACAAAGGGATCTTCACAGACCGAGGTAAGCCATAGCCCTATTGCCGGACAGTCAGGGTTACCCTCAAATAACTCGGCAATAGCAGACCAGTGATTTACAGTGGCTTCATTTGGTGGGAAGTCAGCATGGTAAAGCCGGATGCACTCTGCTGCTCGTGGGTAATGATCCTTAAGGACATACATCCGGTCATATGTCATCGCTAATACAGCGCGGTGATGAAGTGGGATGTCTTCCCGATAGGCAAGCGGCCATAGCTCGTCTATGCGCATCATATACCCATGAGGGACCGCTCCCAGATAGCGGATAGCCATGTCGTTCCAGATAACAGGGCCGCTCCCCCATGCATTGCGAAACTCTTCAGCTGTCTCTGACTTTTCCCCCGGCCAGACGTGAATCACAGTTGTGCAGCTCATCGTACCGCCTCCCATTGAAGTGTCTGGAACGCACGCAGGACATGAGATGCTTTACCAGATATCACCGTTTTCAATATAAAGAAGCCGCTGCTGCTGGCACGAACGCCAGGGGCCAGGAATAACGTTGTTTCGACTGCGCGATTATGGCGCCGGAACTCGAATACCGTGCTGGTGATAGTTGCGGTCGCAATTGCTCCTTGGTCGTTGAACTCAACTTTCATGATGGCTATCTCCTGTCTTTAATTTGGTTGTATTTTTCATGGCTCATTACCTCCCAGCAATTCCCATTATTTCTGGATAACAATCGCCATTTCCTGCCGAGCTTTAAACTTAAATTCCCGCATTTGATTCGACATGGCTTTATATTTCCGCTGTCATACAAGCCCAGAACCTGTGAGGCCCTTTCATTGATATGTAGAGGGATGCGGTTAGATGTTATTATCATTTGCCACCTACCAGCGTTTATGGCTCATGTAGCCCGGTTGTGAAGGCAAAGATTTACGAAACGTAGATATAGAGTTAGCCAGAATATTTTTCTGCTTCTCTTTCTCGTTGCATGCTGGACAGAAATATCTTTCTTTCCGATATGCACCTTTACCAGAAGGGCGGTATTGAAGTTCTTGGCGTGCGAAGGAGCCGCCGCAGCCATAGCAGTTATGAGTTTCGGTTTCCATATTTATTCCTGTGTTAAGGTGTGTGGATGCCTGCCGTTTAAGGCATTAATTAAATTAGTTGGTATTAAAACGTAACTTCGGTATTAACTTTATATTGAGCGGTAAGCGAATCAGCATTGACGAAAATTAAATCTCCGTACATGTCATAATTTAAAGCGACATCACGAAAATTAAGGTCTGATAGCATATCTACACGACCGCAAAACATCCGGTCTTCTTCGTGCTTTGCTATCTCGTGAATATCTTTCATTGACGCCATGGCTTGAGCCCACATTCCGCCGTTACCAATATATTGCGCAATAGCGAGCTTACTTTGAGCTGCCAGCACCTGAGGATTGTGTTTCGGTAAACTAGCCATTGAACACCCCTTTGATATACATAATTTCGACAGCCAGCCCGCCCCAGAAAACCAATCCGATGGCCAGCGCGATAACCAGGGAACGAATGCCATTTTTGCTCATGAGGCACCCCAGCAAAATTCAAAGCTTACCCATGCGACTGCAACCACAAGCAGAGCAACCTTTATGCAGAACCGGTGCCACGCAGATACTTCATGTTCACGGATCATTTGCTACCCCTCACTATCATGTGAATTTGAGTACCAACAGACCTTGCAATGCAGTGCCGGGTGCCTCCCGGTGATACCAGCCAGTTAACAACTGATATCGGCAGCTTTCTTTCCACCCCACTTCGGGAAACAAGTGGTACTGCTTTAACTGAACCGCGTGCGCATAGCCGCATTCACCGCATTGCAAAGCCTGTTGGTTCTTAGCCTTATGGCGGCCAACCGAACGTTTAACCTATCGCACCGTTGTGTCGATGGGTATGATTGTTGTCATTATGGATACACATGTCAACCTATGGGTTACACTAAAGGCAAAAAAATACCGCCATTTGGCGGTATCTTGATGATATATGAAGAGTTATTTTTCTCTGGTGGATGGGTCAACATGATCAGAGTAAAAATCTTTGAGTTTTTGCAGACGCATTTGGAACGCTGCAAGCATGTTGCGCCTTTCGATTGGTGGCAGTTCTCGGTAAACCTCAATAAGCGCTAACTCATCTTCGGTAAATCCATCATTTTTCGCTTCCTCTCCCGTAAGTATCCAGGCAAGTGAGGTGTTCGTAGCAGCTGCAATTTTAGCGGCAGAATCCTTACTGATACTCCCCCTGGAAAACCATCTGTTCGCTGCTGAACGGCTAACCCCGGCAATTCTCGCCATGTCTGACTGGGATAGGTGATTTTGTTCCATCAGATACGTAAGCCGCTCTGCAACCTGGCTGTTATTGCTAGTGTCGTTTTTTGTCATGGATTTAATTGTAAGCCTTAGGGCAACAAAAACAATTGCATTGGCTGTTGACATGTGGTGATTCTTTGGCAACAATTGTTGATGTTTAGTCAACACATGGAAAATCATATGACCGGTTTAAACAAAGCAATCAAGATCGCCGGAAATCAGTCAAAGCTGGCATCTCTCTTAGGTATTTCACGTTCTTCCGTTAGTCGGTGGGTCCATAAGTTTGGTGGCAAGGCCCCGCAAGCACAACTTCCGGAAATCTACCGTTTAACCGGGGTCACTCCTCATGAGATGCGCCCCGATCTTCATCCTAACCCAACCAGTGGCCTGCCAGAGAATGATACGGCTGCAGTACAGAAGGAGTCTGATTGATGGAAATCAAACACGAGCACGTAGAAATGGCCTTGCTGGCTTGGGCCGCTGAAGTTGGTCAGGCTTTCGCCGCAAATGCGATCGCCGAAGAGTACGTGCGAATTGGCGGTAATCAGCTGCGACTGGTACCCGGTAAAACCTGGAGCAATCAGCAGAACATTTTTCACCGCTGGCTTAAGGGGGAGACCGAACTGCAGCGTGTAAAAATCCGGCTCCTTCTCCCGGCAATTTTGCGCGTTCTCCCGCGTGAAATTCGCCACCGATTGAGCATCTACGACACCATTGAGCGTCGTGCACTGCTTGCTGCTCAGCACGCTATCGGAACGGCTATTGACGCACATGACGATGCTATCGAAGCCGTATACAGCAAAGCGTATCAACCCGGTGCTGTTGAAGTAACGAAATACCACTGATTCCGGAGGTGACTATGTGTAACCAGTCTGCTGCTGAATTGATTGCTCGCCTGAAACGGGCTTATCCGGCGTATGCGCCGTCTGAAGGAGATCGTGCAAGCAACGGCATCCCTAAGGCCGGAGCACGCTTTCAGCACAGGCAGAAGGGCCACATGGTGACGGTAATCACGGCAACCGAGAAAGATGTTTCCTACCGAAAAGCCTGCGGGACTGTTGGCTGGGTGGGGTTGAGAGAGTTTTTACGGCTACACAATGAGGTATCGGAATGAACAATCAGGTTTTTGATATTGTTCAGGCCATGTCGGGGCAGGGGAACTGCATAACGATTCCCGGACCGTATCTGGATTTCTTTGCAGGGGACAGGCAGCAGCATTTGCTGGCCGCCATCCTGAACCAGCTGGTGTTCTGGTCTGGTAAGTCAAGCCTGGACGATGGCTGGTTTTACAAAGAGCATGCGGCGCTTGCAAAGGAGGTGCGCGCTAAAGACGGCGATGTGGTCCGAAAGGCGATGTTCAAAATCACAGATCAGTACCTGTCAGGAGTTATCGAAGAAGAGCTTCGCCAGGTGAATGGTACGCCAAAAAAACACTACCGCATCGATCAGGATGCACTCATTTCCCGGATATTCCCGCAAATACTGGATTCGGCTCTTAAGCCGAATGGGAATAAGTCATTGAAAGTAATGGAAACGGCTCAAGAGCCGAATGGAAACGGCTTAAACGCCGAATCGAAGCAAGTAGTTGAAAGTAATGGAAACGGCTCAAGAGCCGAATGCATTCGTCCCAAGAGCCGAATGGAAACGGCTCAAGAGCCGAATCCTGGAAACGGCTCTCAAGCCGAATCCTATCTCTATACAGATCTTAAAAACAGATCACTACATACAGATCATAAAAACCACGCGGGAGAGATTTCTCCTGTGGATAACTTTTCTGAATCGACTCAGAAAACAGCCACCCCGGAAGCAAATCTTCCTGATGCTACCGAAGACGGCATCCTGGCTACCGATGACGATTTCGATCTCGCGATGTGGTTCTGGTCGACCATCATCGAGATGTACGAGCGTGCTGCCGAGTTCGACGGCTCTCTGGCAAAACCGAGAGAACCAAACTTTGTAGCCTGGGCGCAAGAGGTTCGTTTGCTGCGCCAGGAGCACGGCTGCAGCCATGACCAAATGCGCACCATGATTGAGCGTATTCAGCGCGACCAGTTCTGGTGCTCAAAAATTCAATCCATGAAGACACTGCGCAGCAAATGGCCTGAGTTGGCTCTGAAGCTGTGCCCGGTAAACCTCGCAGTCGGCGGCAACATTGGGTTTAGCGGCAAAGTTGATACCAACATCCCGAAAGGCTTTCGGGGCTAAGGACTTCTCATGAAAACGACAAAATCGAAAAAAACACAGTATCGCGGTGAAATCCCAATGCTCGAATTTATCGCGGCCAATCCCGACATGACAGCAGCGGAGATTGCCAGCGCACTGAATCGCGGTATGCCCTCTGTGTCCGGACAGATCCGCCAGCTGCGAGGGATGCACCGCATCATCCCTGGCGGTCTGCGCAATGGAGCGACTGTCTGGCGTGTTAACGACATGCCGTTTGGCTGCAGCAACCGGGAGCGCCTGATGTTTGAGACCATCCTGAAGCAATGCCGTACAGCAGCCTGACCCCAACTTAAACGCGAGAACAAATCCGATGGAAAAAATCACTGACGTACTGAGCGAGCTGGGGAAAGTTACCTGTCGTGACCTGGCTGGGTATTTTGAACTTGACCCACCTGAAATGCTGGCACGCCTTCTGGTGCTGGAGCGTGAAGGCAAGGCGCAGAACCTGAACGGCTACTGGATGCCTGGCGGAGATAAAACACCGTCCAGAGCGTCTCATAACCTCACGTCGATAGATATTAAGCTGCTCCAGTCTGTCCCGGTTGGTGTCTGGTTTGAGTGGCAGTCTCTGGTCGGCACTATCGATCGGCCGCACTACCGCTGCGGACGATTGCAAGAGGCGGGTTTCCTGAGTTCCAAAATCACCAACCCTGACAGTCCGTTTTACAGCATTAAATTTTGCAAACTCCGCGAGGTGGCTCAGTGAAATTACCTGTGTGCCCTGAGTGCGGGCTTTCTCCGGAATTTAGCTGGAAGAATTACACATTCGGTTCCTGTTCAGTTTCCCTGATGTGCCCGTATGAGCACCATCGCGTCGAGCATAGTTACTGGGCTGGTGGAAAAGCAAATGCCCGGAAGGCGATAGAGAAAAAATGGGTATCAGAAGTGACAAACGGCGAGGTTAAAAATGGCTAAAGACTCAAAAGTTGTATACGGCGCCAGTGGCAAAACGAACGTTTTAACGTTCGAACCTGAAAGCCTGCATCTGGTTACCGATAAAACGCATCCACTCTACGATGAGCGTATCCACCTGCCTATCAGCGAAGCAATGGTGCTGAACATCATGGATCAGGGCGTTCTTGAGCCGATCATCGTCTGGAAAGACCCGGAAAGTGGCCTGTCCTGCGTGGTTGATGGCCGTCAGCGTGTACGCCATACCCTGGAAGCCAACAAGCGCCTGGTGAAAGAGGGAAAAACTCCGCTGCTGGTTCCAGCAGTCGCTAAGCGCGGATCGGCTGTTCGCATGGCTCAGGCGATGGTTAGCGCAAACGAAATCCGCCAGGCCGATACACCGCTGGGCCGTGCGAAGAAAATGGCCGATGCGCTGGAACGAGGACACGACGAGCAAGATCTGGCGCTGATGTTCGGCTGTAGCGTGCAGACTGTACGCGCAACACTGTCCCTACTTGATGCCACCCAGGCCGTTAAAGATGCCGTTGAGGCCGGTTCCGTCACTGTTACCCAGGCGCGCCAGTTGGCATCGCTGAAGCCGGAAGAGCAGCGAAAAAAAGTGGCAGAAATCGAAGCGGCGACCGCCGGCACTACCGGCCACGAAAAAGCGCGCCGGCAGCGTCAGGTGCTCGGCGATAAGAAACCACGCATTAAATCCCGCAAAGAAATAACCAAAGCCCTCGACGACGCCAGTGGTGAATATGCCGCGGCTCTGCGCTGGGTGCTTGGGGAGGACGCAGCGTGAATACACCGATCTCAAATCTTGTCCTTGGGAAAATGCGCAAAGATGCTGAGCGAATGCTGGCGTTACGTAGTCCTGCGGTTGATGAGGAATGGTGGGAAAGAATGCTTTCCATAGTGGTAGAGCTGCAAGAACGCCGAGCTAAGGGGGCCGACAAATTAGCATCATTCAATATGCCGTTAATGGAGCCGGGATTAAATCTGCCGATTATTTGGACCCGCGAGAGGTAGATGAATCGACAGACGACTGGGAATACGAGCAGATGGTGCAGGATGCGGCTGAAGACTACTGGGAAAATCATGACGGATGGGAGGACCACTGGCCATTGAATATCGAGCTGTTCGTTGATGGTAAAAGTGTTGGCCTATTTGAAGTTGTGATGGAAATGGAGCCGACATTCTCAGCAAGTAAACAGGAGCGTACCGCATGACAACTGATATCACCGAACTGGCGAAGAGAGAGAAATTCGAAGCGTGGTGGGAGCGCGAGTATAAACATCTCGAATCCTCGAAATATACCGATGCTGTGCCGCATATCAAATACGGTTTCTGGATGGCATATCAGGCCGGTGGCGCTGAGCTGGTAGAGGCGCTGAAGAAGGCGAAGACCAAAATCATCGAATTGCAACAGGGCTGCGAAAACGATCCGCGTACTCACGAAATTATTGACCTGCAGGAGCGCATCGCCGAGCTGGAGTCCCGCGCCGTGAAGCTGCCCCCTACCGTATCGGTTGCTGGCATCGATGTGTATGAGGCGGGACTGGTACGCATTCTTCTGACTGCCGCTGGCATCAAGTGGGAGGCTGAGTAGATGGCTGAAAAATCATCTTTGGAACGCCTGCAGGAAATTAATGCAGACAATCAACGCAGAGTCACGGTCAACGTCGGCGTTCTCAAGGCGGCGCGTAGCGAAATACAGGCTCACGTCAAGCTAAACGGCAAAGGAATCATGACGGATATGGTTCTCAACTCTCTGAATGCAATTATCGAAGGAGCCAACCAATGACCAAATCAGCCATAACCAGAGAGCAGTTAATTAAAAAGGCGCAGGAGCAAATTGAGTTTTGCCGTCACACGAAGATAACGGGTGAAGGCCGCGCCCACGTAGACCAATGTGCGGCGTTGTTTGAAATCGCGCTGGCCGCAATGGACAGCGAGCCGGTGGCGTGGGTTTCGTCAGGAACTTTAGATAGCCGCCTCGCTGGGATTGAGGCGGTAACAATCCCTTTTGTGCCGGGTATGGATATCCCGCTTTTCAGGCATCCAGTGGTTACCCACGATGGGGATTTTGATGCTGACCCATTTGGATTTGCGCGCAGAAGTGGTGACTTGGTGGTTATTGATGTTAACGGTGACCCCCACGTTAGAGACGGTATGCCACTATATAGCCACGCGCAGCCAGCGCCGGTAGTGATGGATGATATCAAATTGCGAGAACTGTTCGATTCCTGGTTTGCGTCAGATTGTTCTTTCGACCGGTCCCCGGAGGCGTCAGAGGAAGACAACATCGCCTGGCGGGAATCTTACTGGTACGTATGGCAGCGTTGCCGCGCAGCCATGCTCCAGGCTGGCAACTCTCCGGTGCATTCTGGACTCCGCCCGGAGCAAAACATCGGCTCTCCGGCGCAAAGCCCAATCGATCACGGAAACTCTCCGGTAATTCCGGATTGTTGGATTCCGGTAAGCGAGCGGATGCCGGAAACGGACGGCAATTATTGGGGGTGGTGGAGTGAGAGCAAAAGGCAAGGGCCCGTGTGGTTTATCAAAAGCGAACTGCAGGCGCAGTTTCAGAGCCATGAAATAACCCACTGGATGCCGCTGCCAGCCGCCCCGCAGGAGGTGAAGTGATGGCGAAACTTCGTGAAGGTGGGCTGGCAATATTCGTTGCAGGCCCATCTGAAATTATCGGATTGGTAGTTATCACAGAGCGCTTTGTTTCATCAGGCGAGATGGTTATTTTGCCCAGCGGGCGACGTTTCAGAAACGGCGGTTCGCCGCGATGGCTGATACACAATGAAAGGATTTATGTGACGATGAACGATGGCTCAATCATCAATGACTACTCTCTCTGCTTCCCACATTGGTTAATGCCTATAGACGGCGATTACTTCATCAATGAAGACGAGCACCAGAAGGAGCGGGAGCATGTCTAAATCCCCCGCAGAACGGAAAGTCATAAAACACAAACTTCATATTTGTTATCAACAAATCTAAGGTTTGTATTTATGCGAATGATAACCAGGAAGAAACCAGCCTTCACCGAACTGTTCAACGCGGGAGTTCTTACCCGCATCGTTGCGGTAAAAAGCCCTGATGGCGGCGGGTGGAGGTTGTTTGGTTTATGGCGTGATAAGGATATCGCGGTTTTTGTAGAGGCTGCTCGTGGTGGCGTTCGGGAGTGGTCAGGCCTGGACTACCTGGCTAACTTCTGCGGCAGTTGCGGGATCAGTCTCTGGGAGATTCACAGCAAGGTCGAACCCAAGTTACTTCAGTGATTATTAGCCCATCACCTTAAGCCCGCTTTTGCGGGCTTTCTTTTTCTGGCCGAGTAAATAGGGGCTTGTACACTACACAAAATGTGCATTCTTTGTCGCGGTAGTGTTTTCTGCTGCTCCATTTAACATGCAATTAATTAAATTCTGAAATTGGCTGGATTCTTCTATCTGAGTGAAATAGGGGGTTGCGCCAGAGAAAAAATGTGAATGACTTTTTTATATTCGTAACTTTCATTTAAGATATTGAATTTATTGTTATTTGTGTTTTTTCGATTATTCTCTTCTATCCGTGAAAATAGGGTCTTGATGGACGATCTAAATATGTCATTGTATTCCAGAACGTCGCGAGTTCATTTTTAGCCATCACTGTACAGGAAAAGCAAAAACCACTAATTATGGAATATTCACAAGGTGCTAACTAATGAATGAGAAAGAGATTATTGAAGCAATTCGCATTCTGGGTCGTTATGTCATTGATAGCCTGCCTGGGGGGATTTTTGTTCTTACCCCAATGGAGGATGGGGAAATCATAAATACCGAGGAATCTCACAAGCAATGCAAAAGATTCTTCCGGAAGAAGAAAAGCTGATTTATACTAATCACTTCGGCTGAACACCGAACCTATCGCGCCATCACCGGAGTAAAGTGATGACGCAAAAACGCAGCAACGCTATTTTACGCCGTGCCTTTGTGCGCGGTGTTTCTGTTTGTCTGTCGCACCAAGGCGGTGCGATATGAGCAAATCCAAAACTAAGGCTGAAAAGCTTCATCTTAGTCGCGTGTCCGCTATGGGCTGCGTCGTATGCCGCAACCTTGATTACGGTGAATCACCGGCAGAAATCCACCATTGCAGCTCTGGCACGGGCTTATCTGTCCGTGCTGACAACTTCCATGTAATCCCTCTATGCCACGCACATCACCGCACGGGCGGTCACGGCGTTGCTATTCATGCTGGCCGTAAATCATGGGAAGAAAAATTCGGTACTGAAAGCGAACTGCTGGCGCAGGTTCTTCAGGAGTTAGGGGAGATCAACGCATGACTTACCAACTTATTTACGTCGATCCGCCCTGGCAATACGGCAACAAAATCAGCAATGGTGCAGCAGAGAATCACTACGCCACAATGAGCCTCTCAGAGCTTAAACATTTACCAGTATGGGAAGTGGCTGCTGAAGATGCTGTTTTAGCAATGTGGTACACCGGCACGCATACGGAAGAAGCGATCGAGCTGGCTGAAGCCTGGGGCTTTCGTATTCGCACGATGAAGGGTTTTACGTGGGTAAAACTCAACCAAAATGCAGAGCGGCGATTCAATAAGGCGATAGCCGAAGGTGAGCTGGTGGATTTCAACGATTTGCTTTCCATGCTCAACAGCGAGACACGGATGAACGGCGGCAACTACACCAGGGCAAACACTGAGGATTTGTTGATTGCTACCCGCGGTATTGGGCTGGAGCGCGTCAACGCATCGATCAAACAAGTTGTGTATTCATGCCTGGGCGAGCACAGCGAAAAGCCGTGGGAGGTTCGCCACCGGCTGGAGAAGCTTTACGGAGACGTATCACGCGTAGAGCTATTTGCGCGCGAATCCTGGCCTGGCTGGGACCGCTGGGGAAACCAGTGTGATAACTCCTTTGAAATTATCCCCGGACATATTTTTAAAAATGAGGTGAATGAATGATTAACCCTTCTGAGATTGGTAAGTCAGGTGAAATGGTTCGCCTCCGCACTCTGGAAAGTATCTGGATACAGGGAAAGCTGCGCATGTGGGGTCGCTGGTCATATATCGGGGGCGGTAGTGGCGGCAATATGTTTAACCAGCTACTGGCATCCGGGAAGATAACTAAAACGGCTATCAATGACGCTTTGCGCCGCATGAAAAAATCAGGGCTTACTAAGCCTGAGCTGGAAGCATTTTTAAAAGAAATCCTCGGGGGTAAGAATAAAAGCGGTCTGGCGTTTTGTTCTGATGAAGAAGCGCTGACCATCAATTCTGTGCTTGGGAAGATATTGGTTTGCTCGGGACATAAGAGGCTTTATGCGCTTATAGAAGACAGGTATATCAAGTGCCTCAGTAAAAAGGCGATGGCCCGCGACCTTAACGAAAAGCACCCCGAGTGGTGCCTGAGAACGTGTGAAAGTAGGATCGATGTTTGGCTTAATCTTGCAGAATCGATGCTTTACGCACCAATGTGTGACGCGTTTGGCGCAAATGGCGATAGATTTTACTTGCATTCTTGCGCGTAAAGTGCTTGAATTGTGATAGGCTCGGGACGTTAAAGCGAACTGAGCAACAGCAACATATTAACCCGCCACTAAGCGGGTTTTTTGGATCTTAAATGCTTGATTTCATAATTTCTATTCCTAATAAGATTGGGGAACATTTTGCAGCGATGACGACTCTCGTCTTTGTTGCCACGATTATAAAAATCGTTTTCCCATTTATTGGTTACTTGATAAATAGAGTATTTGAATATCGCACCTATAAGCGTTGGCTTAAGATTCCTGGTATGACTGAAGAGCGCGCTAGAACTGAAGCAAGAAATATCTGGCGGCCAAAGTCTAAACTTCCAAAATGGCTTTTAAAACTAAAAGAAAAACTCTTCCCTCCCAAATTTTTTTAAAGGGCCGCTGATGCGGCCTTTTTTATTCCTATCACAGCCTCCGTATTAATCGAAGGTGAGAGATCATGAAAATGAACAACCAGAACGAGAACATCGTTACCCATTTCTTTGGGTGGCTGGCCGCTGTCGCCTCAATGTTGGGGATAACTACCCAAGACATGGTTTATATCCTCTTTGGTTTTATCGGCGTGGTGATTTCTCTCGCGTCGTTTGTACTGGGTCGTATGGATGCAAGGAAAGAACGCAGCGAAGACAGCAAGCGAACGCAGTTGCTGGCTGATTATCTCCATGGTGTTCAGCAGAAACCGGTCCGTGAGCGTCCATCATCAGCAGAGGTGATCACCGAATCAATGAACAGGATAAACAACGATGGCGCAACTGACTAAAAAGGCCGGTGCTGCCGGTGTGGTTTGTTCTGTTGGCGCGATTATCGCAATCGTGCTGAATGCTGGTAACGTTCGGACCAACGAACGTGGGCTTGAGCTGATTGGTAATGCTGAAGGTTGTCGGCGTGATCCGTATGTTTGCCCGGCTGCCGTTCTCACTGATGGCATCGGCAACACCCACGGCGTTAAAGCTGGCGTGCGTAAAACTGATAAGCAGATCGCCGCTGATTGGGAGCGAAACATCCTTGAGGCTGAGCGTTGCGTGAACACCTACGGCAATGGCCGGCAACTGAGCGACAACACGTTCGCTGCCGTCACGTCCATAACGTTTAACTGTGGATGTGCAACCATGAAGCAATCCACGTTATTTCGGTATCTGAAATCAGGGGAAACGGAAAAAGCCTGCAGCCAGTTTCCTCGCTGGGTATACGGTGATGGGAAAGTCCTCCCTGGCCTGGTGACACGTCGTGCAGAAGAGAAACAGCTCTGTTTGGACGGTGTGAAATGAGCCGCTTAACCGCAATTATCAGCGCAGTGGTGATTTGCCTGATAGTCAGCCTTGGGTGGCTGACTAACCACTACCACGACAACGCCACCGAGTTCAAAAGGCAGCGCGACGAGAAGGTAAAGGCGCTCAACCTGGCGAACGACACCATCGCTGACATGCAGACTCGCCAGCGCGACGTCGCAGCGCTCGATGCCAAATACACGAAGGAATTAGCCGATGCAAAAGCTGAAAATGATGCTCTGCAGCGCAAGCTTGATAATGGTGGTCGGGTGCTCGTCAAAGGCAAGTGTCCAGTGTCAGCCACAACCCAAACCGCCGGCGCCGCCAGCATGGGCGATGATGCCACCGTCGAACTCTCTTCAGTTGCTGGACGAAACGTTCTCGGTATCCGGTCTGGAATCATCAGCGACCAGACAGCCCTGAGAGCACTGCAGGAATACATCACCACGCAGTGCCTGAAGTAGGGCATTACAGAGCCACTTCAAGAGGTGGCTCGATAATGTCAAGGCGAGGACAAAATTATGGCAACACCGGACTGGGAGGCCATCGAATCGGCATACCGGGCCGGGGTCCTTAGTCTCCGTGATATAGGCGATAAATACGGCGTTACTGAAGGTGCTATCAGGAAGAGAGCGAAAAAGTTTGAGTGGGTACGCAAGGCCAGTACGCAGGTACGCAAAAATGGTACGCAAAGCGGTACGCAAAAGAACAAGGTGCGTACCAGCGAAAAGCCCGCCAGCGCTGGCCGTACGCAAAAAAGCACACAACTAAAAACCAAACCTCCACCAGATACGAAACCGATACGCGGAGTGCGTACCGATCCCCCAACTAACCCATTCCAACCCGGTAACCAGCAGGCGTTAAAGCACGGTGGTTACGCCCGCCGCCTTCTGCTCAAAGATGAGGTCATTGAAGACGCGAAAGCGTTGACACTCGAAGACGAATTATTTCGCCTTCGGGCTAACAACCTTGTCGCTGCAGAGAGTATTGGCCGGTGGCTGACCAAGCTGGAAGATACTGAAGGGGACCAGGAAAGAAAGGTGCTGATGGAAAATATCAGCGCCGCTGAGAAAGCGATGATGCGCAATACCGTTCGTATTGAGTCCATCGTCGGCACGCTTGCGACGGTAGGCAAAATATTTGCTGATACTGACTATCGCAAAGCCGCTACTGACAAAGTATCGCTGGAGGCTGATCGCCTGCGCCGTGATGCTGGTATTGATGATGGCAACGGAGAGCGCGACCTCAATGACTTCTACTCTGACATCCAGACCGACGTTAAATCCGGTTCTGAGGGACTTTTGGACGACACAGGCGCGTAATAAGATCCTTTTCGGTGGCCGGTCATCGTCGAAGTCGTGGGATGCCGCGGGGATTGCAATATTCCTGGCAAATAAATACACCCTCCGTTTTTGCTGTGCTCGTCAAATCCAGAACAAAATAGAAGAGTCGGTGTATACCCTGCTCAAAATCCAGATTGACCGGTTTGGCCTGCGGCATCGTTTCCGCATTCTGAACAACAAAATCATTAACCGGGTGACCGGCTCTGAGTTCGTGTTTTACGGCCTCTGGCGCAATATTGAAGAGATTAAGTCACTCGAAGGCATTAGCGTGCTCTGGCTGGAAGAGGCTCACGCGCTGACGGAATACCAGTGGAAGATACTGGAGCCTACTATCCGTAAAGAGGGCTCAGAGTGCTGGTTCATCTTTAACCCTGGTCTGGTCACCGATTTTGTGTGGCGTAACTTCGTGGTCGATCCTCCGGAAGATACGCTGATACGCAAAATCAACTACGACGAAAACCCGTTTTTGTCCGACACCATGCTGAAGGTCATCGAAGCCGCCCGCCGCCGTGACCCTGACGGGTTTAAGCACGTTTACGAGGGTGTTCCTGAATCAGATGACGATGCGGCCATTATCAAACTGTCATGGATTGAGGCTGCTGTTGATGCGCATAAGGTTCTTAGCTTCGATCCCAGCGGGCGCAAGCGCATTGGCTTCGACGTTGCTGATAGCGGCGCGGATAAATGCGCTAACGTCTATCGCCATGGTTCTGTCGTGTACTGGGCTGACGAGTGGAAGGCGAAAGAGGATGAATTACTTAAGAGCTGCCAGCGCACTTACCAGGCAGCGCTGGAGCGCGATGCTGATATCGTCTACGACTCGATAGGCGTCGGGGCGTCTGCTGGCGCTAAATTCTCAGAAATTAACGAGGATCGTAAGCGCGAAAACATGAACGCATCACGCATCAACTATCAGCGATTCAATGCTGGCGCAGGCGTGAACGAGCCGGACGATGAATATATTGGCATTCCGAACAAGGATTTTTTCGCCAACCTCAAAGCGCAAGCCTGGTGGCTGGTAGCGGATCGCTTCCGTAATACCTTCAACGCGGTAAAGAACGGTGAGCAGTACCCGGTAGATGAGCTGATAAGCATCGACTCATCCTGTCCGCTGCTGGAAAAGTTAAAGCTAGAGCTGACCACCCCGCACCGTGATTTTGACAAGAATGGTCGCGTAATGGTGGAGAGCAAGAAAGACCTCGCTAAGCGTGATGTTCCGTCACCGAACGTGGCTGATGCATTCATTATGGCATTCGCTCCTACCGATACGGCTATGGATATCTGGGAAGCGTTGGGAAACAGCTAAACACCAGGAAATAACCGTTTCACGCAAAATTAACGCTATTCATTTTTCGACCCTATTTATGCATGTTTTATTCACGCGCTTTTAGCCACTTAACCCCGATAAATAATCCTTTGGCGGACATTTCATCATGGGAGGGATCCGGCTGGTGCGGGTAACAGTCATTATGTTAAATCGGGACATTTTTTAACAAATTATCTGATCCGTCACGGGTATCGAAAAACCGGAGCATCATCACCATGGCGAAAAAAACGGGACGAGTCGCCACGGCGGATTCGTACGATAACTTTATGGCCCGCGTCGGCATGCAGCAGCCTAACCAGCACGCTGCATCGACATACCGGGCGAACTATACCAGCCGTAACCGGCTGCTGATTGAGTATGCGTACCGCTCCTCCTGGATTATTGGCGCCGCTGTCGATTCGAAAGCGGACGACATGACCAAAAAGGGCGTTCGCATTACCAGCGAGATTGACCCGAAGCGTCGGGGAGTGCTGGAGTCACGTTTTGATGAGCTACAACTGTGGGACTGCATCAACGAGACGTTGAAATGGTCCCGGCTATACGGCGGGGCTGTTGCACTGATCCTTATTGAAGGGCAGGCACCGTTAACGCCTTTGATGTTGGATAAGGTCGGCAAGGGAAGTTTCAAAGGACTGGCCGTCCTCGACCGCTGGATGATTAATCCGCAACTGACCAGACGCATAAAAGCGCTTGGGCCCAACCTCGGCAAGCCAGAGTTCTACGATATTGTGACGACGGCGCAGGGGCTGCCTGCCTGGACAGTTCATCACAGTCGCCTGATCCGCATGGATGGCGTGAAACTGCCGTACCAGCAGAAAATCACCGAAAACGAATGGGGTATGTCCATTGTTGAGCGTATTTTCGACCGTCTGACATCCTACGACAGCACCAGTGTCGGCGCAGCCCAGCTCGCGTATAAGGCGCATCTGCGAACAGTTAAGATTAAAAAGTTACGTGAAATTATCGCTTTGGGCGGCAAGCCATTCGAAGCGCTGGTCAAGAACATGGAAATGGTCCGCCAGTTCCAGACGAATGAGGGGATGTCCCTCTTTGATTTGGAGGATGAATTTGAAACTCATTCTTATTCTTTCGCGGGCCTCTCTGACCTCCTGGGGGAATTTAAAGAGGATATCGCGGGTGCTGTTGGTATCCCTCTTGTTCGCCTGTTCCGACAGTCACCAAAGGGGTTTTCAACCGGCGATGCTGATTTGGCGAACTACTACGATGACGTGGGGACGCTGCAGGAGCGAGATTTACGGCCTCACATCCGCTTGCTATTCGATGTACTGCATCGCTCGGAGTTTGGTGAGCCGCTGCCGGACGATTTCACTTTCGAGTTTAATCCGCTGTGGCAGATGAGTGACACCGACCGCTCAACGGTCGCAACCAACACGACTACCGCACTGGCAACAGCTGTACGGGATGTCGGTATGTCGCCAGCAGCGGCGCTTACCGATTTACGCGAGTTGGCTGATGTGACAGGCATCGGCGCATCTATTACCGACGAGGATATTCAGAATGCGGCGAAACAGTGGCAGGAGGCTGAATTTGAAACCGAACCTCCGCCGCCGGTCGGAGCGCCAGTATCAGAAAAGCCTACTGGCGATAGTCGATCAGATAAGTCAGATCGTCACCGGTTCATACGATGGTTCACAGGCAAGCGCTGACAATATCGCTAAGTCACTGATTGACTACTCAGGGGTAATTGACGACTGGGCGGAAATGGTCGGCAAGAAAATGTTCGCCCAGGTGGAGCAGGAAGAGTGGAATCAGTGGCGGTCTGTCTCTGAAGAGATTTCGGTAGGGCTGCGCGATGTGGTCAGTAACACCCCGATCGGTATGGTGGCTCAGGATATTGTCTACCGCCAAATTCGGTACATGAAATCCTTGCCATTAGAGGCCGCCGGCCGTGTAAGGGAAATTCAGGAACGCGCGATACAGGCTGTTATCAATGGTGAGCGTCCGGATCAGTTGTACGAGATGATCATGCAGTCCGGAGATGTCGCAGCCAGCAGGGCGCGGATGATAGCCCGTACGGAGATTGGCCGTGCAACCGGAGCATTGACGCAGGCGCGAGCGCTGGCCGTTGGCTCTGAGGGCTACTGGTGGCGTATTGAAGGTGCTGGCACCCGGCCATCACACCGAAAAATGAAAGATAAGTTCGTGCGCTGGGATAACCCGCCGACTCTCGACGGCATGACCGGACATGCCGGGTGTCTGCCCAACTGCAAATGTTGGTCGGAAGTGCAGATTCCTGACCCGGGAAAATGAAAAAACAGCGGCTATCCCTGTCATTCTGGCTGAAGCCCAATACCCGCGAAATGTTACGAAAATGTTGTGTTCAAAAAAGCTGAATTTCCTGCTGGAAAACTGCTGGTTATGAGGCTCTAACAGGACATTTCAATCCAGTCCATTTTTGGTGGTGCGGGTAAGAAGCATTATGTTAAATAGCCCGCTATTTTGAACAATTAACCCTTTACTGAAGGTCGCAAATAAGCGGCCTTTTTTATTACGCCCCGGGAGTCCCAATGGTGAGAATCAATTTTATCGATGAGGACAGGTGGATAACCGTCCACCCCAACGGCGGGACGGGTACACCGGTTTTGATTGGCGAGGATGGGGTTGTCAAAGCCGGAATGGGAGGGAAATTCAATGGACAGAGCATCACCCAGACCACAAATAAAGAAACGCAGCCGGATAAATCAACGCCAGTTAACGAGTTGACGAAGCCGAAACCGGAATTTGAAGGTAAGTACAAAGTTAGCCTGAATGAAAAGCAGAGCGTTGCCTACCGAAGCTGGAAAGCCGAACTGGAAAAATCACCAAAAAGCGACAGCGATGCCAGATTCAATTCAAAGGTTCGACAGCTTTTCAATGAGGCCTCTGAAAATAAGGATGCAAGGGATTTGTTACTGCGATTCCTGAATAACAACCCAAAGGCATTTCTAGATATATCACGTAGATATCAACACAAAGGCGGCAAAACCGGCGACGCCGATACAGGGCGACACACCATGAAATATTTCTTTAAAACCCGCCTGGGGAATACTCGTTTCCAGCTTGCTGATGGCTCAGTGCTGTTCAAGGATGTGCCGATAGGACGTACTGGAGAGCAGGAGTACAACAAAACCGAGCGCCCAGAGCTTACCCCTGATGCGTGGGGGAAAATCATCGTACGGCGAACACCTGAAGAGGTTTTCAGTGAGCGCTCAATGGCGTCCTTTGAAGGAATGGCAGTCACTATCGGCCATCCGCGAGATTTTGACGGGCAGATCATCTTTGTTACCCCTGATAACTGGCGCCAGCTGGCTCACGGGCACATCCAGAACGTACGACGTGGCACGGACGATAAAACCGATCTGCTGCTGGCTGATGTCATCGTCAAAACCCCGGAAGCCCTGCAGGCCATTGATGATGGTGATGACGAGGTCAGCTGCGGGTACGACGCCGATTACGAACAAATTTCACCTGGTCTCGCAAAGCAATCTGCGATTACCGCTAACCATCTGGCCCTTGTCCCTAACGGGCGGGCCGGTTTCCGTTGTGCAATAGGGGATTCTATGCCAAGCACTACTAAAAACTGGTTTACCCGGCTCCTGAAGGCCCGTAAAACCGGGGACGCTGCCGAAATGGCAAGTCTCATTGATAACCCGCCTGATGATGTCACGGGCGATAACGATGTATCGACCTCTATGACACCCGGCGGAGTGGTCATCAACCTTGCACCGCAAAATCCGCTTCCCGGCCCGGCATTGCCTGGTACCGGCGATGGTGAGGAAGAAATTCCTGCATGGGGTAAGGCGCTGATTGAGGCGGTGGCCAAACTCACGCCTGCGGCAGCTGCTCCTGGTACCGGCGATGCCGAGGATGAAGAGGAGAAAAAGGAAGAGGAGGGTAAGGTTACCGGCGATGCCGCTTATCGTGCCGATCTGATTCAGCCAGGCATCCAGTTGCCAGAAAAGGCGAAGCCGACAGCATTCAAGCGCTCAGTTCTGGCAACTGCCGATCAGGCGATGGTGCGCTCTATCGTGGGTGATGCCGATATCAGCAAACTGAAAAAAGCCACCGTTGATATGGCATTCAATGCTGTCTCTGAAGTGGCGAAAAACCGTAATACCGCAGCCAAAACCGCTGACGGCTTCCGCTCTTTCAACTCCAACACCACCAAAACCATCGCGGAGATTAACGCCGCCGCGAAGGAACTCTGGGCTAAACACTAACGGGGCATTCAATGGATAACACGTTTCTTTACCGGATGCCTGCAGGCATCGCCGGCGCAATCTCTCGTCCGCAGGATCTGACGGTTGAACCTCAGACGCTGGACAGCACAAAGGCATTCGCCGCGTACGGTCTTGCCGGGAAGTTTTCGGCAGGTAAGTTTGTGCCGATTGAGGCGGCTGATACGGCTTCTGTTGTGGTGGGTATCTATGTTCGTCCTTACCCAACTACAAATCAGCCCGACAAGGTGCGCCAGATCGGAAGTGGCTACAACTTCGCGGGCGACTGCATGAAGCGTGGTTATGTCACGGTCAACCTCGGTGCTGATGCCAGTGCTGTAACGCTTGGCGGGGCTGTTTTTATGCGCGTGGCTACACCGACAGCATCAAGTCCGCTGGGTGCATTCCTGGCCGCCGCTGACAGCACGAATACCGTGCAGATCACCAACGCTTACTTCAATGGCCCTGGCGACACGAACGGCAACATTGAACTGGCCTTTAATATTTAAGGAAATCGCAAATGCCAATGACATTTGACCAGGCAACAGTCGACAGTTCTGGTGCCTTTCTCATCGGAGAACTGGAGCGCCTCGACCAGACGCTGAATCTGCCGCTGACCTCGCAGACGTGGAGTCGCGATATTCAGTTGCGTGAAGACGTGTCTATCGCTGACGAAATCAGTTCTTTCACCAACACCACCTTTGCTGCGGCTGGCACGCCTAATGCCAACGGCAAGAACTGGATCAGCCCGCTGGCAACAGCAATTGCCGGTATCAATGTTGATATCGAGAAGAAAGGCTTCCCGCTCGAATTGTGGGGCATGGAGCTTGGCTGGACCATTATTGAGCTTAATGCTGCAGCGCAGGTAGGTCGCCCCATCGACACCCAGAAATACGATGGTATGCAGCTTAAGTGGAATATGGACACCGATGAGCAGGTTTATATCGGTGACTCGGCGAAAGGTGCTAAAGGACTTCTTAACCTGTCTCAGGTGACACCGACCAACGCGACCAAAACGTGGGCCACCTCAACCGCCGACGAAATCCGCGCCAGCATTAACCAGGTGCTGAGTAATGCATGGGCCCGCTCCGCTTACTCCAAAGTGCCGGAAGATTTGCTGATCCCGCCCGAACAGTATTCGTTCATTGCGAGCACCATCGTTTCCAGCGCCGGTAACCAGTCTCTGCTGACCTACCTGGAAACGAACACTATCGCCTTCCACCAGAACGGCAAGCCGCTGAACATTCGTCCGGTTAAATGGATGAAAGGTCGCGGTGTGGGCGGTACTGATCGCATGGTCGCCTACACCAACGATAAGAAGTTTGTTCGCTTCCCGATGGTTCCGCTGCAGAGCGTCCCGATCCAGTATCGCGGCCTGTATCAGCTGGTGACCTATTACGGCAAGCTGGGTGCGGTTGAGCCGGTTTACCCGGAAACACTGAACTACATGGATGGCATTTAATCCAGGCATAGCCCCTTCACAGGGGCTTTTTTCTAAGGAATACCGATGAAGAAAATCTATGTACTGACCGCGTTCAATTTCAACGACGGTGCGAAAATCACGCCATTCGCTGCAGGCTTCCATGATGTTGATGACGAAGTGGCTGCGCACTGGTTCGTTAAAGCGCACTGCTCACCAGATGGCGAAGCGCCGGCGGTGGTTGATGATCCTCGCATTGCCGAACTGGAAGCGCAGATCGTAGAGAAAGATGCGCGTATCACCGAACTGGAAGCGCAGTTGCCGGAGACCGCAGCCAATGGCAAGAAATCAAAGTCTACCGACGCCTGAGCAGTTCAGGGCAGCATTCCCGCAGTTCGCTGACGAAACAAAGTACCCAACCCCAATGATTCAGGCGCGGCTTGCTCTCGCTGATGTCCTGCTGAGTGAATCGCGTTTTGGTGAGGATATTTTCCCCTATGTTGTTGGCCTGTATGTCGCGCACTACCTGTACCTGTACTCCGCTGATATGCGTGGCGTTGCTGTGGGGACTGCTGGTGGTGCAAATAGCGGAGTGCAGACCTCAAAATCAGTGGATAAGGTTTCGGTTAGCTATGACGCCAGCGCTACGCTGGACCCGAATGCGGGATTCTGGAACAACTCCCGTTACGGGTCTGAGTTCTGGGAATACCTCATGATTTTCGGCGCCGGGGCAATACAACTGGGGACGCCGTAATGAAAAGCGGGTTAACGGTTCGTGAGGACAATTACGCCGGTGTTCTCGATGCGCTGAAGCAGCTATCCGGTACTGATGTGCTGGTGGGTATTCCTGCGGGTCCACCGCGTGAAGATTCGCCGCTGAGCAACGCTGAAATTGGCTACCTGCAATCTACTGGCGCGACCGTGGAGATCGACGGCGAAACCGTGACTCTTCCGCCCCGGCCATTTCTCGACATGGGTATTGAAGATTCACGGGATAAAACCACCGCACGTTTAAAACTCGCTGCGCAGGCTGCGCTTGAGGGTAATGCGAAGCAGGCAGAGCAGCATCTTGAAGCCGCTGGACAGATTGCAAGCGTGGCCTCTCAGGCGGTTATCGGTGCTGGTGACCGTCTGGCTCCATTATCTGAGAAAACGAAAGCCAAACGTCGCAAGAACGGGCAGGACTTCAAGCCGCTGTATGACACTCACAAAATGATGGAATCGATCACCTATATCGTGAGGAAAAAATAATGCCGCTTCTCGATGTGACTGAAGTTCTGCTGGACCCGGATTTTGTCGATCTGACGCTGGTATGTCACCGGCAGCTGCAGACGGTCGACGAGGATAATTTCCCGGTCAATACACCGCAGGATATCCCGTTTACTGGCGTGGTGACCGTTGACCGCTCGCTGGAAGCTAAACGAATGGCCGCAGGGCAAAACATCAACGGCGCAATCCTCATCGTGACTCAATTCAGGCTTACGCAGGGCCAGCCCGGATTAGATGCCGATATCGTGACATATCGCGGGCGTGACTACCGTGTGACGTTTGTCGATCCGTATACGGCGTACGGTGCCGGGTTTGTCCAGGCACATTGCGAGCTGCTGGAATTCGACGGGGGAACGCCAATTGAGTAACGACAGCACAACGGCGGGGTACTTGACGCCTGTCGGGGATTCGCCGCCCTACGATGAAGATCTGGAACGGCTAATTAGTCGCTGGATACGGGGCGTTACCGGGCTGGATGCCACGCTGGTTTATCCACGCTGGACCGACCCACAAAAGCAGATACCCAAAAACGGCACCACCTGGTGCGCATTCGGTATCACCGGTATTCAGGAAGACTTCAACCCAGCTTATGTACAGGGCGAAGAGAACACCGAGCAGTGGTCCCATGAGACCGTGAGCCTGATTCTGTGCTTTTACGGACCACAGGGGCTGGCGACGGCCACACGCTTTCGTGACGGTCTGCTGGTGGCTCAGAACAATGACGGGCTGAACCAGGTAGGGCTCACGTTCCTGCAGCACGGGCGGATCCTCAACCTCCCAGAACTCATCAATAACCAGTGGGTACGCCGGTACGACATCAGCGTTGACCTGCGTCGCAAAATCATCCGCCAGTACGGCATTCAATCGCTGGTCGACGCGCCAGTGCAATTTTTTGGAGATTAAAACATGGCACAGGGCTTACCTGTTTCCAATGTCGTTAACGTTGACGTCATCATGTCACCGGTAGCGGCAACGGGGCGAAACTTCGGTGCGCTCCTCATTCTGGGAACCTCTACCGTTATTCCGGTGACCGAGCGCACTCGCCAGTATTCGGCCATTGAAGACATCGGCGATGATTTTGGCGTTGATTCCCCGGAATACGAAGCGGCGACCATCTTCTTTTCACAGTCACCAAAACCAACGCTGGTTTATATCGGGCGCTGGGCGAAAACGCTGGCGGAAGGCGAAGCCGGGGCGGTTGAAACGCTGCTGCAGGCGGTTAACGCCTCTCTGCAATATACCAACTGGTATGGGCTGGCGATTGCCGACAGCGCCGATCTGGTTGAGGCTGATGTGATTTCCGTCGCTGCTGCTATTGAAGCATCCAGCCTGAGCCGCATACTGGCTGTAACCACTGATGACGTGAATGTGCTGGTGGCCGGCAACACTGAAAATATCGGCTATAAGCTGAAAGCCGCAGGCCATGGGCGTACGTTCTGGCAGTACAGTTCCAGCAGCAAATACGCCGCTATCTCGGCCTTTGGTCGCGCGTTTACGGTGAATTTCACCGGCAATAACACCACGATCACCCTGAAATTCAAAGTTGAGCCAGGCGTGACGTACGAAACGCTGACGACCGCGCAGGCGTCTGCCATCGATGCCATTAACGGTAACGTCTACGTCTACTACGCCAACGATACAGCGATTATCCAGCAGGGGGTTATGGCGAACGGCGACTTCTTTGATGAGCGCCACGGCCTGGACTGGCTGCAGAACTACGTGCAGACCAACCTCTACAACCTGTTGTACACCTCGACTACCAAAATTCCGCAGACTGATGCGGGCGTTACCCGGTTAATGACCAACGTCGAAGCGTCACTCGACCAGGCGGTTAATAACGGTCTGGTGGCGCCGGGGGTATGGAATGGTGGCCCGATCGGCCAGATTGAATCGGGTGACACGCTGACGAAGGGTTATTACGTCTACGCCGACGCGGTAGCGAATCAGGCTCAGTCTGACCGTGAAGCCCGTAAGTCACCGGTGATTCAGGCGGCGCTCAAACTGGCGGGTGCTATTCACTATGGCGACGTGCAGATCAACGTGGTGCGATAAGGAGAGACCATGAGCGGAACCTATAGTTTTATTGACGTCTCGGCCTCCCTTACCGGTCCGACCGGCAGTATCGATCTGGGCTATGGCTCGGCGAACTCCGAAGAGGGTATTACGGTTGCGATGACCGAGGCAAAAAACACCATGACCGTCGGCGCTGATGGTGAAGTGATGCATAGCCTGCACGCCGGGAAAAGCGGCACCATCACGGTAACCCTTCTGAAAACGTCCCCAGTGAACAAAAAGCTATCCCTGATGTATAACGCGCAGAGCCAGTCCTCAGCGACCTGGGGTAATAACGTAATCGTCATCCGAAACAAGGTGTCAGGCGATATCACCACCGCGCGCAGCTGCGCATTCCAGAAACAGCCGGATCACGCTAACGCCAAAGTCGGCAATACGGTGTCGTGGGTATTTGACGCCGGTAAAGTTGACCAACTGCTGGGGGAGTTCTAACCGATGGAATTTGAAATCAAGGGCGTTAACTACCGCACTGCCAAACTCGACGTTTTCCAGCAGCTGAAGGTCAGCCGTAAGTTGCTGCCGGTGCTGGCCGGTCTGGTTAGTGAGTTTTCGACGCTGAAGGCACAGGCTGTTGCCGGGAACTCTGGTGCTGTAGTGGAAAGTGTGCTGCCGAAAATCGCCGACACGCTGGCGGCATTGCCGGATGACGACGTTAACGCGGTGATTTATCCGTGCCTGGGCGTCGTTTCCCGCCAGCATGAAAAGGGATGGGCGAAAGTCTTCGATCAGGGCGTGCTTATGTTCGACGATATCGACCTGTTCACGATGCTGCAACTGGTGGCGCGGGTGGTCGCCGACAGTCTGGGAAATTTTTTGAAAGAACTCCCCGCCAGCGAAACGGCGGACCCGTCGCCGCAGGCTTAACGCTGGAATCCTTACCGGAAGGAGAAAGCTTCCTGATGCGCCCGGTGGAAGCCGGGTATATCCCCTATACCGCACTGAAGGACGGGTCAGTCGACCTGGCTGACATTGCCCGCATGAATGACTGGCTGGACCTCAAAGCCGATAACGACTACCGCATAGCGAAATGGAGAGAGGACAATGAACGCTGAAACGCTCAAGGACTTTCTGATCTCGCTTGGGTTTAACGTTGACGAGGCTGGCGCCAGAAAATTTGATGCCGTGGTTGCCGGGACGACGCTGAAGGCGATTGAGCTTGGCACCAAAGTTGAACTGGCCGCTGCGTCGGTCGTGGCCTTTACCGCCAAAATCGCCAGCAGCCTCGATAACCTTTACTGGGCTTCCCAGCGCACCGGCGCGACGGTGCAGGGCATTAAACAAATCGGGTATGCCGTCAGCCAGATGGGCGGCAGCGTGGACGCCGCCCGAGGCTCTCTCGAAAACCTGTCACGGTTCGTGCGTAACAACCCCGGCGCTGAAGGCTTCCTGAATCGTCTTGGCGTGCAGACCCGTGATGCTAAAGGCAACATGCGGGATATGGCCAGCATCTTCACCGGCGTCGGCCAGCGTCTTAACAGCATGCCTTACTACCGCGCTAACCAGTACGCGCAGATGCTGGGTATTGATGAAAATACCCTGATGGCAATGCGTCGCGGTATCGGCCAGTTCAGTGCCGAATATACCGCAATGGCGAAGGCGATCGGCTATAACGCTGATGCGGCTGCCGTCAGCTCAAACAAGTTCATGACCTCGCTGCGTTCCTTCGGGCTGATGGCCGGTATGGCGCGGGACAAAATCGGGTCCAGTCTGGCCGATGGTCTGGCGGGCTCGCTGGACCGCCTGCGGCGCCAAATCCTGGATAACTTCCCGAAAATCGAAGGGGCAATCACCGCGACGGTTAAGGGTATCCTCTGGGCTGGTGAAATGGTCGGCAGGGTTATTTACCGTCTTATCCAGTTAGGTGAGGGTATCAGTAACTGGTGGGATTCTCTCGATAAACAGTCTCAGGAGCTGATAGAGCTGCTTGGTGCACTTACCGCCGCGTGGTGGCTGCTGAACCGCGCAATGCTGGCTTCTCCGATTACGTGGGTTCTCGGTCTTGCGGCTGCTGTAGCGTTGCTCTGGGAGGATTACCAGACCTGGAAAGAGGGCGGCAAAAGCCTCATCGACTGGGGTAAATGGAAGCCTGAAGTAGACGCAGCGCTGAAAATGGTCGGCGACCTGAAACAAACGGTTTTTGACCTCGGGAAAGCGCTGGCGAAACTGCTAAACATCGATCCCAAGTCCTGGTCTTTGAAGTGGGATTTCAGCAACTTCATTACCCAGATGGGCGAGTTCAGCAAAATGCTGAGCATGATTGGTGACCTGCTTAACGCCATCAAAGACGGTCGCTGGTCTGATGCAGCAAGCATCGGCAAGGCTCTACTCAAACAAGGGAGCGATCAGCCCGATGCGTTGCCAGGCGTAACCAGTAGCGCCGTCAACGCGCGAGGTAAGGTGCTGGGCTTCTGGGAGGAGGTTAAAACCCGCTTCAGTGATGGCGGATGGTATCAGCATGAGCAGAAAACGCTTGCCGATCGCAACAACAATCCTGGGAACATTCGCCCTGTCGGCGGTGGTGGCTTCCGTGCGTTCGGATCAGCTCTGGAAGGCTGGACAGCCATGAAAAACCAACTGATGCGCTACTTCACAGGGAAAACAACCGGGCGCCGCCTGCAGACCATCATGGATATCGTCAGCACCTGGGCTCCAGCGGCCGATAATAACGACCCGCAGCAGTATGCCCGACAGGTAGCAGGTTGGATGGGGGTGTCGCCGACGGCGGCGCTTAACCTGTCCGATCCAAATACGATGGGGGCCCTTATGCAGTCAATGGCTCGTAAAGAGGGCTATTCGAACTGGAACAGCCCACTGGCTCATCAGGCGGCTGGTGCACAGGTTCAGCAGCAGAACACCTACAACATCTACGGCGCAAACGCTCAGGAAGTCGGCCAGGAAGTCGGGCGCCGGCAGCTTGAAGCGAATGCCAGGGTGTTGCGGGTTAATCAAAGCGGGGCAGGCTGATGGATATCCTCTCTACGTTGTTTCAGCAGCAGAGCCGTCGCATCGGGCTGATCGTTCCCAGTGTCGTCATTTCTGAAAAGCACAATGACACGCTGGAAATTACCGAACACCCGGTAGAGGTCGGCGCTGCAATTTCTGACCACGCCTACCGACGTCCGTCAGAAGTGGTTATGCAGGTCGGATTTGCTGGCGGTGGATCGCTGCTCGACTTTCTTGATACCACGTCTTTCGGATTGAGTGTGGGCCTTAGTCCGAAAGAAACGTATCAGGAACTATTGGACCTGCAGAACAGCAGGGTACCTTTCGATGTGGTGACCGGTAAGCGGATTTACTCCAACATGCTGATCCGTGCGCTGGAGGTCACGACCGACAGGACGTCAGAAAATGTGTTGTCTGCTGTACTTACGCTTCGCGAGGTCATTATCACGAGCACGACCACCACGCAGGTAGCAGTCAAAGAAGACATGAAACTGGGGGCGAATACTTCAGCAGTGCAGAACTCAGGAGTAAAAACGCCGGCGGCGAAAAATGAGTCCCTGTTAAGCCGGCTGGCTGGCTACGCAACCGGAGGATAAATGGCCGTATCAGAAATCCCGCTATCACCAGACAATCAACAATTCGCTATTGCGCTGGCTGGCCAGCGCTATCAAATGGCTGTTACCTGGCGTTCCGCGTTCTGGTGCCTTGATATCATGGATAGCAGCGGCGCCGACCTGATTAAGGGTGTACCCCTGATCACCGGCGCTGACCTGCTGGCGCAATACCGCTATCTCGGGCTGGGCTTTTCGCTTTATGTCGGCTGCGATAACGCGGCTAATGACAACCCCACCGAAAGCGATCTAGGAATAAATAGTCACCTCTACGTGGTAACGGAGTAATCATGTCACAGAACTGGATGCGCCATTTTGAGCTGCAGCTGGTCGATTCGAAAGGCAACGCTACCGATTTTGGGGGCTTCAAAGTCACCTTTACGCTTGACTGGTTTAATCTCAGCAGCGAAACGAGGGTGGGGACCTTCAAGATTTATAACCTCGCCGCGGATACCGCAAACCGTATTGTCGGTGAGGAGTTTACCCGGATCAGGGTTATCGCCGGTTATGACGGTATTGCAGCGGATGTTTCCGCCAGTCAGGTCGGCGTTGCACGAACGGTAAACCCCGATGACATGGGCCAGATGGACGGGCGAAATTATGGGCTGATCTTTGATGGCGAGATCCGCTACACCATCACCGGTAAGGATAACCCCATCGACAGCTTTGTGCTAATTCAGGCGGCCGATTCTGACCGCGCATTTGCCACCTCGATCACGACGCAGACGCTTGCGGCGGGCTATACGGTTGCTGACGTCAATGTTGCGCTGATGAAGGATTTCAACGCGAAAGGCGCGACAGAGGGTAACACCCCGGCCATGCCTGCGACTGTTTACCCGCGTGGACGGGTGCTGTTTGGCATGACTCGTCACCTGATGGATAACGTTGCCGATCAATGCCAGGCTGACTGGATGTTTGTTGATGGTAAGCGTGAGATGGTGGCGAAAAACGAAGTCGTTCACGATGCTATTAAGCTGAACAGCGCCACAGGCCTGATCGGTATGCCCCAGCAGACCATCGGCAGTGGAGTGAACGTGCGCTGCCTGATTAACCCCAACATCCGGGTTAATGGTCTGATTGAGCTTAACCAGGCTTCCGTGTACCGCACCGTGCTGGGTAATAATGACATCGCCATGACGCAGGGGCGTATCACCGACCAGAATAACAACGGCAATATCACCGTCGAAGGCACCACCGCACAACCGGCCAGTATTGCGACCGACGGCGTTTATATTGTGCGCGGCATTATGTACACTGGCGACACAAGGGGCCAGGCGTGGTACATGGATATGATGTGTGAAGCGCGTGGCGCGATGGATCTAAAAACTCAATCAGCACTGGAGAGAGGCGCTGGGTGAAAAAATTATTGATATTGATCGCTTTATTTTCTGCACCGGCACTTTCTGCCATCCAATGTGGCGGTTACAAGCTAACTATTAACGATTCTGAGGGTCTGGTAAGAATCAATGGAGAATTGGTTACCAGTCAAAAGGTTAAATATCTCGGAAAGAAAGGTGACGAATCAAATGCCAAATGGGATATGGGTATAATGCCTTCCCGTGATGGAAATAATTACGGATTTCAATTCATCAAGCGGGATGGCAAATCTTGGCTCAATGTTCAACTGCTACAGAACAGTATGGATGCGCCTAAATTGATTGGTTCATATCCATGCAAAACAGTATAAAAAAGCCCTGAGTTAATCAGGGCTAAAATCTCACTGCTTAAATATTTGCGATAGAACTATGGCGGCAATGATGAAAACTGCAAGCCTCCACCAATGGATCCCTTCCCTTTGAGCCGTTGGTTCCTGTTCTGAAAATTCCTCTTCCGATGTAGCTTTTCCAGATTTTTTCCCTGGGCCAACGGTGTATGACAAACCGGATCCCGGAATTCCAACGGTGGTTTTTATTCCTCTTCCACTTATGTTGGTAGTGGCGCCTTTTGGGCCAATCGACGTACTAACGCCACTCTTGCTGATATTGATTGCTAGGCCTGGAGCTATGCGTATCCGCTTCCTAAATCTGAAGCCCATAGGTATCTCCTGTAGTCAAAAATACTAAGTAATTAAATTTTTATTCTACCCCTCACTAAGTGAGGGTAATCATTATCTGGAGAAAACATGGGCGTATCAAGCCAAACCCGTAGTGGGGCGCTGGCGGAGGTTCTGGCGTCTGAGCGAAAGACGCTTAGCGAGCAAATGCGCGTAGCACTGCCGGGGATCATCCAGTCATTCGACCCAGAATCTTTGACGGCTGTTGTTCAGCCAGCGATCCGCTACATCGAGCGCGACAACGACGGCAACAAAAGCACGAAGGATTATCCGCTGCTGGTGGATGTTCCAGTTGTATTCCCCCGCGGGGGCGGCTGTACGCTCACTTTTCCCGTTAGCGAAGGCGATGAGTGTCTGGTGATATTTGCCGACCGCTGCATTGATTTCTGGTGGCAAAGCGGGGGTGTACAGGAGCCGGTAGACGGGCGCATGCATGATTTATCGGATGCGTTCTGTATCGTGGGCCCGCAGTCGCAGGCGAAGAAAATCGGCGGCATCAGCACTACGGGAGCGCAGCTGCGTACCGATGATGGTTCGGCTTTCATTGAGGTGGCCGCCGGAGGGGATATCACTGCCACCACCGCCGGCAATGCGACTATTAACGCCCCGGAAATCGTCCTTAACGGCAATGTGACGATTAACGGCAACCTGTCGCAGGGTATGGGCGAGAGCGGCGGCACGGCCACGATGCACGGCCCGGTCACCGTAACCAACGATGTGACAGCAGGCGGTAAGAGCCTGATGACGCACACGCATGGAGGGGTTGAGCATGGAAACGACAGCACCGGGGAGCCTGAATAATGCGATACCGACGTGAAGACGATGACGGGGATTACACCTTCGGCCAGGGCGATGATACCTGGCTGGTGAATTCGCCTGAGGCGGTGGCGCAGGCCATTAAAACGCGCTTTCTGCTCTGGTACGGTCAGTGGTTCCTCGATACCACCGAGGGAACGCCCTGGATTCAGTCAGTCCTTGGCAAACAACGACCAGATACCTACAACCTGGCTATCCGCCGGCGCATCCTGGAAACCCAGGGCGTGAGCGCAATCACCGAATTTAACACCGAAGTTGACGGACGTTGATGCCGGGCGCGATAAATAACAGACAAAACGCGCGATAAATGACGCGCGTTTTAGTTTCAGTATAAGAAAAAAAATTACGATTAAGATCTACGTCAGTAGATCAAACTGCGCAATCATATCCGCATCGCTCAGCGCCGAATCGAACAGTACGGCTTTCTGCAGCCAGCCGCCCCAGAAACCTGAGTTTGACACCGTAGAGCCAGAAACCGAACTGTTTCTGCCCAGCATGACGTAATCAAATGCCGGACATCCGGTCAGCAGAGTTTCCGGGTTATCAGTCATACCGGAATAGACCTTGAGAACGCCGTTGTTCAGGGTGATCATCAGCGCATATTCACCGTACTGAGAGAACATTTTTCCTGTAAACGGAATGCCCGCCAGCGTGCTACCGGCGTTAATGTTATGCGCAGCCAGGGACTGGAACGCATT